TTAAAATATCTCAGAAAAGCATTTTTTAACTTCCTATAGTCAGCCGATATTCAAACTGGCGAGTTCAATGACTAACGCAGCACAACTGCCCACTAAGCTACCTGAGCCTTTGACGATTGAAGAGTTTAAGGATGCCCTGCCCCCTAAAGTTAAACGGTCAATTAACCAATCGGTTATCGACGAAATTAATAAAACATTATCTGAGCCTGAGTTGTTTGAGCAGTACCGTGACAACCTGATTAGCTACGGCAAAGTAATGCAGGAAGGTAAGTTTAAGATAACGAGTTACTTAGACGCGGTTAAGTATGTTTGCTACAAACACCAGGGCGAAACAAACATTTCCGCCTACTCCAAAACATTCCCTGAAAAGATTCAACGGTTTATAGCTGAGGGTGTGGTCGCTAAAGATATTGCGAGTTACAGCACTGCCTATAACAAGAGCAAGCTAGTTGGCTTACTGTACAAACAAACAATGTTACCCGCTTGGGTGTACAACCAAGATGTTTACCAGAAAGCGATTAATACCCAAGTTGAGCTAATGATTAGCTCGGGCAGCGACAAGGTTAGGCAGGAAGCTGCCAACTCGCTGATGACACATCTCAAGCCCCCGGAAGAGCAGAAGATCGAGCTGAGTCTCGGCACAGCGGAAGACTCAACCATCAAAGCACTGCGCGATACAACGATGGGCTTAGTCGCAATCCAGAAGAAGATGTTGCAGGCCGGGGCCGTCGATGCGGAGTATGTCGCGTCAACTTCTATCGTTCTTAGTCAAGAGGGTGATACGGATGTTTAATGCGGTAGAAGCAGCGCTTGGACTTGATCAGATTAAACCGAAAGAGGTTGATGATTATCTAAACGCTATCTCATATGAACTCCCTGTTGACTATGTGCCTAGCGATTTTGCACTGGAGTTCGTGACGTTTATCAAGTTGGTCAATGGGGAAGATGGGGAGGAAAATAAAACGCCACTTGTCCATTTCTACATGCTGGACACTATCTTAAATGGCTTGCGTATCTTAAACCTCTGTCATCGAGGGATCGCCAAGACGACACTCATGGGCGAATACTTGTTTCTGTATTTAGGAGTCTACGGCTGCATCCCAGGATTTGGCCCAATCTCGTTGGCTTTGTACGTGTCGGACTCGATTGAAAACGGCGTAAAGAACATGCGCAAGAACCTTGAGTTTCGTTACGAGACTTCCGATTTCTTGAAAGAATACATTCCAATCATCAAATTCACGGACATCCGCTGGGAGTTCCGCAACGCAGATGGGCAAGTGTTTATCGTCAAAGGGTACGGCGCAAAGACCGGTGTTCGAGGTGCAAAAGAACTGGGTACGCGTCCGCAATTGGCGATACTTGATGACCTAATTTCAGATGAGGACGCAAGATCCGCGACCATTATTTCTGCGGTTGAGGATACGATATACAAGGCGGTGGAATACGCTCTGCACCCCAAGTCCAATATGATTATCTGGTCTGGTACACCGTTTAATGCCAAAGATCCGATCTACAAGGCCGTCGCTTCTGGCGCGTGGAAGTGTAACGTTTTCCCTGTCTGCGAAAAGTTTCCGTGCACGAAAGAAGAGTTTCGCGGCAGCTGGCCTGACCGGTTTCCGTATGAGTATGTGGAGCAGCAATACAACAACGCAAAAGCATTGGGCAAGGTCGATAACTTTAACCAAGAGCTAATGCTGCGCATTATGTCCGATGATGATCGGCTAATACTCGATCACGAAATCCGTTGGTATAAACACAGCGCAGTCACCAGTCGCATGGGCGCTTACAATTTCTATATCACTACAGATTTTGCCACAAGCGAGAAAGAATCAGCGGATTTATCCGTCATTATGGTTTGGGCAGTGAACGCGACAGCCGACTGGTTTTTAGTGGATGGCATTGCTGTACGCCAAGATATGGGTGCGAACATTGATGACTTGTTTCGGTTTGCACAAAAATATCGGCCACAGTCGGTCGGTGTCGAAGTCAGTGGGCAGCAAGGCGGATTCATTCCGTGGATTCAACGAGAGATGCAAAGCCGTAATAACTATTTTGCATTGGCCTCAGAAAACAATAGTAAAAAGCCGGGTATCCGCCCGTTGAACAGGGCATCTAAAATGCAACGGTTCCAAGTTGTCGTGCCTTGGTTTAAAGCCGGAAAAATGTATTTTCCTGAAGAATTAAAGCTACACCCCTTGGTGGCTGAGGCTGTACAGGAATTAGAATTGGTTTCGCCCGGTGGATTTAAATCAAGAAAAGACGATGTGGCTGACGGTATATCGATGCTGACCGTGATGCCCGTGTGGTTGCCTTCGACAGATGAAGTTCTTTCAGAAAACTCTGAGGGATTGTGGGACAGTGACGAAGATGACTACGGCGACCACGCTGGACTCAACTCTTATTTGGTGTAAACAAAATGACTTTAGACGATATTTACATGCAACTTGCAGGCGCTGAACTTCGTAACGTGGTTCTTGGTACGGGTGCCATGGATAAAATTAATGGGGAAATACCCAGAGAGAATTACGAAAAGATTCTGCCCATGGTTAAGCTAGGCTTAACGGAATTACATAAACGTTTTTTACTGCGTGACAGTGAATTTACGCTGACGTTAGTACCGGGCAAGATTAGTTACCTACTGGCTAAAGCTTACGCAATGTCTAACTCAGCCGCGGTAAGCCCGTACATCGATGACACGGCTGACCCGCTTACAGATAATCTCATGCGGGTAGAAAGAATCTACGGGATACTAGACCGCAAAGAATATCGAATCCCGTTTAACCGTGCAGAAAATCCTGAGTCTATTAGAACGTCTTTGTTTAATAATATTCTGGTACCTGAAGATCCTAAAGTAGCGCCATGGGTAGCTGAAACCACCGCCCTACGTATTGTTTACCGCGCCGATCACCCAGAGATTAATATAAATTATGCAAACGCAGCGCCGGGGCGTACACCAATTTATCTCCCGACAACGCACTTGGAAGCATTGATTTATCACATTGCGTCTCGCGCAATTAATCCTAACGGGGTTATTGGTGAAGCGTTCCATGAAGGCAATAACTACGCGGCTAAATTTGAGGCTGCAGTAGTTATTCTTAAGCAAATGAGCTTTGAGATAGAGCAAACTATTGAGAACACAAAGCTCCATGATCGAGGCTTCTGCTAATACATAGAAATAATCTCAGAAAAAGATTTTATGAGTTGCTACTTTTGCAACAAATTTGAACCTTCTGGAATTTTCTATGCAGGAAGCTGCTGACCAACACAATGTCGATGACGCTAAAGATGACTCCATCAGCGATGACGAGCTGAAAGACATTGTGCCTGAAGGCTGGACTAACGCCCCATCGCTTATGGATCTTAAGGCAGATCTAGAAGAAGCTAAGCCTGCGCATGACATACAAACAGCGAAGATAAAAGAATGGCTGGATAACCTAAATATCTCAGGCTCTGCGGCAATTAAACGTGTTGCGGGGCAATCTTCCGTGCAGCCAAAACTTATCCGTAAGCAGGCAGAATGGCGGTACGCTGCCCTCTCCGAACCTTTTCTTACAACTCCCGATATCTTCAAGATTCGTCCCGTTACTTGGGAGGACAAAGAAGCGGCAAGACAAAATAGTCTTGTACTCAACAGTCAGTTCAACACCAAGATGGACAAGGTGACGTTAGTTGACGAGTACGTGCGCGCTGCTGTGAACGAAGGCACAGTGATTACTAAATTGGCTTGGGTTTCTGAAGAGGAAGAATACGAAGAAGAAGTGCCTATTATGGAATTTCGGGAAAACCCTGAAATGGCAGAACTCCATGAAGAATTGCACGCGCTGATGGAAAATGATCCAACAGGGTATAAACATGAAGTCCCTGAAGAATTGCGCATGGCGCATGAAGCGTCAATGGAAATGGGCGCTTCGCTAGAAGGGAATATTACAGGGTACGAGACAGTTAAAAAGACCCGGATGCTAAAAAATCATCCTGTTGTTGAAGTCTGTGATTATCGCAATATTATTCCTGATCCAACGTGTGGCGCTGACTTTACTAACGCTAAATTTATTGTGCACTCTTACGAATCCTCACAGGCTGAGCTGCAGAAGGCAGAGCTTTACTCCAATTTAAAGCACACTAACGCAGGTGATCAGTCACCTTTAAATGACCCCGACTACGATACTGAAGCCGCACCTGACTTTGTTTTTAAAGATAAAGCTCGAAAGCGAAAGATTGTTTATGAGTACTGGGGATACTGGGATGTAAAAGGAAATGGGGAGTTGTTACCTATTGTTGCTGCATGGATTGGCAACACACTAATTCGTTTAGAAGAGTCGCCCTGCCCCGATAAAGAACTGCCGTTTGTTTTTACACCCACAATGCCCGTCAAAGATTCTATCTATGGCGAGCCGGATGGTGAACTGCTTAAAGATAACCAGAAGATTATCGGCGCGGTTACGCGGGGTATGGTTGATCTACTGGGTAAGTCTGCTAACGGGCAGATCGGCAGTATGAAAGGGGCACTCGACCCGGCAAACAAGCGCAAGCTTGAGACAGGCCAAGACTACCAATTCAACGGCGCTATTGATCCGCGTATGGCTTTCTTCCAACACACTTATCCCGATATTCCCGTCTCTGCGCAATGGATGATCCAACATGAAACGATAGACGCGGAGTCAATGACAGGCGTTAAAGCGTTCAGTGAGGGGCTTTCTTCGGGCGCTTTAGGCGATGTGGCTACGGGTATTAAAGGCGTACTGGATTCAGCGGCCAAGCGTGAGACCGGCATATTGCGACGGTTAGCTGGCGGCATGATTAAAGTTGGGCGCAAAATTATTGCGCTTAATGCTGAGCTACTCGATGACGAAGAAATTATTCGATTAACTAACGAAAACTTTGTCGCTGTGAGGCGCGATGATCTTAAAGGGTATTTTGATCTGTCAATGGAGATCAGCACAGCAGAAGCCGACAACATTAAGGCGCAAGAGCTGGCAATGATGCTGCAAACGTTAGGGCCATCAACAGACTTTGGTTTAGTTAAAAAAGTGTTAATCGACATTGCTCGACTTAGAAAGATGCCGTCACTGGCAGAAGATCTTGAGCAGTACGAGCCTCAAGCTGATCCAATGGATCAAGAAATTAAGCAGTTAGAGATTGAAAAGCTTAAAGCTGAGATTGAAGAAATCTCTTCACGTACAGTCGATAACTATGCTGAAGCTCAATTGGATGAAGCTAAAGCGGCTACTGAGCAAGCTAAAGCTACCCATCTAAAGAGTATGTCAGATAAAACTGACTTAGACTTTGTTGAGCAAGAGTCAGGCGTTACGCAAGAACGTAATAAAGAAAAGTTAGGTACGCAAGCTGAAGCTAACAAAGGGCTTAAGCAATTTGAGCATGACTTGAAGATGCAAGACGACACGGGGACAAAATTAAAAGAATGGTTAAATGGAAATAATGCAAAATAGTTCAGAAAAGTATTTTTTTATTAATTATGGTCGCTTCTTCACCTGTTAACTAACCAGCAATGATAGGAAAAAAGAAGATGAGCGAACAACAGCAAATAGAAATAACGATAGAAGAAGCCGAAAAATCTATTGCCATGAGCGAGTGTTTAGAGCGCTTAGCGCAAAGCCAAGATTTTCAACAGTTGATTCTTGAAGATTACTTCAAAACCAATTCAGTCAGGCTAGTGTCACTTCGAGCAGATCCAAATTTTACTTCCAAGCCTGAAAATATTGTCGCCAACAATCGTGCTTTAGACGGCATTTCTGAATTGATGGGTTATTTCCGAACGGTCAGCATCATGGGAGGTATTTCTCGCCAAACACTGGCAGATCATATCGAACTAGAAAACCAAGAGGATTAATCTATGTCTGAGAACGCTACGGAAGACACGGAAAATCTATTCGACATATCTGATGATGCGTTTTTGGATATGCCGGAATCAGCTTTCTCAGACAACTCAGCTGAGTCTTCGCCCGGTGACGAGGAAGGTTCGCAGAACCTGACCGAAGACACAGAGGGCGAAGACGAAAGCGAAGATACAGGATCTGATTATGACCCAGCAGAAGAGGAAATTACTTCGGAAGATGGCGAAGAGCCGGATGATCTTGAAGAAAATGACTCGGATGATGACAGTGTTGAGGACGGTGATGAAGATCAACCTGAGACTACTGATGAGGATAGTCATGCTGATTTTTATAACAAAATAACGGCACCGTTTAAAGCGCACGGTAAAGAAATGCAAGTCAGTAACCCAGAAGACGCAATTAAATTGATGCAGATGGGTGCTGACTATAACCGCAAGATGGCGAGTATGAAGCCGTCTTTAAAAGTATTAAAGATGTTAGAGCGGAACAATCTGCTCGACGAAAGTAAACTAAATTTTCTCATTGACATAGATAAGAAAGATCCAGAGGCGATCAAGAAGCTATTGAAAGATAGCGAGATGGATCCGATGGAAATCGATCTAGAAAGTGAGAGTAGTTATAAAGACTCCCAACATACGATGAGTGATGGAGAGGTTGCGCTGGAAGAAGTGGTTGAGCTTATTAAAGACTCACCCGCGTTTCCAACAACGCTCAATATTGTTACATCGCAGTGGGACGCAGAAAGCAAACAGATCGTAGCGAATCAACCTCAACTAATTAAAGTCATCCATGATCAAGTCGAGAATGGAATTTATGACCAAATTAGCAATGCGGTAGAGAAGGAACGTATGTTTGGACGTTTAGATAATGTTTCTGATATCGAAGCCTATCGCCAAGTGGGTGATCGGATGCAAGCAGAGGGTACTTTCGACAACCTAGCGGCGGCAGGTAAAGACGGAAGTCCAGCAGCGAAGCCCGACACTGCACAGCAGGATGCTAAGACTAAAGAACGTTCGGCTAGACGACAGGCATTAAAGCCTACCAAGCGTAGTGCGCCAAAAGCTAAAGCTCAACATGATTACAACCCATTAGGGATGTCGGATGAAGAGTTTATGAAAGAGCACGCGCCTAATCTATTGAACTAGCATTGAGGTAATTCCCCATGGTACAAATTTATAATGATCCGGCAGGTGGATCAGCGTCTACAATCGGTAGTCAGTTTCGAACCGATAAGTACGTTAAGAAAGCGCTTATTGAAGCTAGACGGCTTCAGTACTTTATGCAGCTGTCTAGTACAGTTGGCTTACCTAAGAATATGGGTAAGAAAATTAAGAAGTATCACTACTTAGCACTTCTTGATGATGCAAACATCAATGACCAGGGTCTTGACGCTGCAGGCGCTGTAATTGTTGCTGGTACTTTCGATGCCTTTCTAGCGAACGGTACTCGTAAGACTAACGGCACTGGCGCAAACTCTGATGGCTCTTACGCAAACCTAGCTGCTGCACAAACGGCTGCAGGCGTTGGCGGTTCGGCTATCAAGAACGGCGGCAACCTTTACGGTTCAAGTCGTGACGTTGGCGCAATCACTGGCAAACTTCCTACTCTTACAGAAACTGGCGGCAGGGTTAACCGCGTTGGCTTCACACGTAAGGATATTGAAGGTTCAATTCAGAAGTTTGGTTTCTTCGAAGAGTTCACACAAGAGTCTCTTGATTTTGACACAGACGACATGCTTATGGAGCACGTTAACCGTGAAATGATCAATGGCGCTACTGAACTTACTGAAGCAGCTCTACAGATTGATATCTTGAACTCTGCTGGTGTTGTTCGCTATGCCGGTAACGCAACGTCTACTGCGACAGTTGATGCAGCTGATGTGGTTGATTACAACGCGCTATTGCGTCTGTCTATCGACCTAGACAACAACAGAACACCTAAGCAGTCTAAGGTTATTACGGGTACTCGACTTGTCGATACGCGCACTATCTCAGGCGGTCGTGTTTTGTATCACGGCTCTGAGCTGACTCCTACATTGGAAGCAATGGTAGATCTGCACAGTGCGCCTGCTTACATCAAAGTTCACCAGTATGCGTCAGGCGGTACTGTGTTGACAGGTGAAGAAGGTTCGGTTGGTAACTTCCGATGTGTTGTTGTTCCTGAAATGTTGAAGTGGGCAGGTGCTGGTGCAGACGCGTCAGGTGATGCAACTCACTATGAGACTGGACAAAAGTACGACGTATTCCCCATGGTTTGCGTAGGTAGTGAGTCTTTCTCAACCATCGGTTTTCAGACTGACGGTGACACTGTGAAGATGTCTATCAAGAAGAAAATGCCGGGTGAAACTCATGACCGATCAGATCCGTATGGCGAGATGGGCTTTATGTCTATCAAGTGGTACTACGGATTCTTGCTTGAGCGTCCTGAGCGAATCGGCATGATCAAGACAGCCGCAGCAATGTAAGAAAACGGGTGTCCTTCGGGGCACCCTAGTTTTACCCTCATATTATTTATCGGAGATCCCGCAATGGATAACGAATTAGAAAAAGCAGAACTAGAGGCGGCTAAATCACAAGCCACTGCATTGGGTGTTAGTTATCACCCGTCAATTGGACTAGAGAAATTACAGGAAAAGATTGCGAGTGCAATCGAAGAAAATGAGGCTCCTGCAGAAATCGTAGAAGCTCCCGTTAAAGCAGCTAAGAAATTATCTGAAGCGGAAATAAAGCTTGCAGTTAGAAAGAAAGCAACTGCATTACATCGCGTCATTATTACGTCGATGAACCCCAACAAATCGCAATGGCAGGGTGAAGTGTTTACAACAGGAAACGCTGCTGTTCCGACAATTAAGCGCATGGTGCCGTTTCGCGTTGAGTGGCATGTTGAAGACATGTTGTTAAACATGATTGAAGAGCGCCAGTTTCAATCCTTCTCCACTAAAAAAGGCCCAGGCGGCACTGTCATTAATACCTCTGGATTGATTAAAGAGTTTGCCGTTAACCGTTTAGCGCCGCTGACGGAAAAAGAAATCAAAGAGCTTGCACAGCGGCAAGCAATGGCTGCGGGCACTTCGGCGTAAAATAGGGAATAGACATGGCAGATCCAATTACAATTACAGACTTAACCGCTGGTGTAATCACTGGCGATGGTGTCTTCGATAAATTGATGGCTTCCGTGTCTTCCCAGTTACAGGAAGAGTACCGAACAGGCCGTATTACAGGCACTGAATATGCCTCGCTTTATACGGCCACTCTTCAAAGCTCATTAGACCGAGCTTTGACTTTTTTACTCGAGCGAGATAAGAACCTACTCGAAAGACAAGTCCTTGAAATTCAGCGGGACACTTTAACGGTTGCCAAAACAACCGCTGAACATCAAAGAGATCTGTCTGCTCAGCAAATTACAAAAGGTGTAGTTGAAATTGAACTGGCCGAATTAGAAAAGACTAAATCAACAGCGCAGACAGTCCAAATACAAGGGCAGACAGCAAATGCTGTAATTGAAGGTGAATTAGCTGAGTTAGAGAAGACGAAGTCAACAGCGCAGACCTCACAAATAGTTGCACAAACAGCACAAATAATTCCACAAACGGCACAAATAGTTTCTCAGACTGCACAAATAGTTTCGCAAACTTCTCTAATTGCTTCGCAAAAATTAGGTGCTGACGCAGATACTGCGTTAACAACACAAAGAACGCTCAATGCTATAGTTGACGCAGAACTCACTGAAGTAGAAAAGACAAAATCAACCGCTCAGACGGCTCAGATACAAGCACAAACTACTTTAATTATTTCGCAAGAGTTAGGAACTGACGCGGACACTGCATTGACTACTCAGCAAACACTCAATGCTGTAATTGACGGGCAACTAACTGAACTAGAGAAAACAAAGTCAGTAGCGCAGACAGCTCAGTTACAGGCGCAAACAACGCAATCGGGCGCTCAAACCGCGCAGATAAATGCGGAGACAACACAAACAGCAGCTCAGACACTACAGACGGCAGCTCAGACATCTCAGATACAGTCGCAAACTGCGCTAATCATTTCGCAAGAGCTAGGGACTGATGCAGACACTGCGTTAACCACCCAGAGAACACTAAACTCTGTAATAGAAGGTGAAATAGCAGAGTTAGAAAAGGTTAAATCAGTAGCTCAGACAGCGCAGTTACAGTCTCAAACTGCGCTAATTACGGCGCAGAAGTTAGGGACGGATGCCGAAGCTTTATTGACCGCACAGAAAAAACTTAATGCTATTACCGAAGCTGCATTGACCACGCAGAAAACACTCAATGCTGTTACCGAAGAAACGGTACTGTCGGCGCAGGAATGTAAGCTTAGAGCTGAATTCGATGTCTTGGTTAAAACGCTTGATAAAATGTCTACTGAGATCCTTCTATTGAACCAAAAGAAAGTCACTGAAACTGCTCAAACCAATGGCGCAGGTATTACAGCTGACAGCGTTATCGGAAAACAAACCTTACTGTACGGCAACCAAGCCGCAGCGTTTTTACGCGATGCCGAGCAGAAAGCTGCAGGCATTATGACGGATGTGTGGAATGTTTCGCGAACAACAGATGAAGGCACTCCTCGAGATACCGATAATAAATTAACGGATGTAAATATTGGCGCAGTGGTAACTAAGCTCATGGACGGTGTTGGCGCTTAACGAAGAAAACAAGTACGACAATTAAGGGGGCGTTGCCTCCTTTTTTATTTGGGGAGACAGGTATGGGGTTATTTAGTACAAAGAAAAAGCATTACGTCAGCACGCAAGTACAGCGGGTAATCGAAGATGACATGATCAACAACCCTGTCCAAACCGCTGCGTTGAGATCTATTTTTGATGAAGACTTTAAAATTACTGATGCTATTAAGTACGAGGCATTGTTAGGTACGCATCAACTTTTTAACAGCTACTACCGCTACGGCAAAGATCATTATCACTACGGATTACCTGACACGACCATTTTATCGTCTGACGCAGGAGTCCCCGCCGCTAACCTTGCCATGACTGCAGATGTTGGGCAGCCCATCAATATTGATTATATGTATTTTAGGCCGCTAAACAGTTTCCACGTAGGTTGGAAAGTGTTGCAGGAAGATTATGGCTATTCAGAAGGTAGTAACAAACTCACGACACTGGGGGATGTTTACTTGGAGAAAATGGTTGCGGTGCACAGCACTTTAGCCGGTAGAGAGCCAGAAGAAACAAGCTTGGGCAACTTTGGCAATTTCTCCGGCGCAGGTGAAACACCTGAGCGCTCAGCCTTAGCGCCTACTAACAATATTGCCAACTTAATAATGTATGAAGAAGAACGCTTTGAGGGAACAATTGACAAAATAGAATTTCATACAGCAACGCTTGATGAGGAGGGCGTAATGCAGCGAAGCATTATTGTTTACTCCCTAGCTGCATATGATTTAGGCGAAGAGTATTACCAAGGCCGCTACTCGTTGGTAACAGGGGATACTGATTCAGGCTATTGGATTTATAACCCGGCAGATAATGTACACACAGCGTTAACCAACATATTTGATCCCCCTGATTACACTAACCCTGGTACTTATTTCCCTATTGCGGTATTTCGTTCCGAAAATGTAGACCGTACTGCAGATACGTACATAAATACGCAAGAGTACATTACGACTGAAAAACTGCTTTCAAAAATCGGCATGGATTTTAAAGCAATGGGAGACTCCCTAAATGAGGCAGGCGAGATCGATACAGTACCTCAAGCTGTTTTGCTGATGGGTGTACCTATTAATAGTACTGACCCCCTCGAAATTGAGTACATGCATCGGTACTTTTCCAACATTTACGAGCAATTGCCAGCAGACGCTAAGAAAGAGTTTACAAACACGGTTGATCGCGAATCCAGTTACGGTAGCAGCCCCGGTACTCAAGCCAGCTACGCAATACAACTCTCTGACGCTGACTTTGAAATGAAGCTTAGTTTTGAATCAATTACCCGCACATACGAGGCAGGTACGATTGGGAGTGTGGGTGATTACACAAACACTTATGCGGCAGCTCCTAGTGTTAGTCAGTGGAGCCTGAATAGCAATTTCTCTACGGAAGACATTGCTCCACGAATGCGGGTGTTTAAACACCAGACTATGCCGGGGGTTATTGAAGTTATTAAAGTACGGCATCCTAAAGTACGCTACCGAATTTACAGAGATCGAGGATCAGAAGGTGGAGCTGATGACGATTTGTTACTCATTCCAATTGATCGCGATATTGCAAAAGGAATGGCAACAACTAAAACCACGCAGCTGTACCAGAAGTCTTTGCACTTTATTTTTAACTCCCACCAAGTACAAGAAACTAAGTGGTATCAATCAAGCGCTTTTTCGCTTTTATTACAGATTGTTGCTGTCGTTATTACTGTTCTTACTATTGGAGCAGGGTCGGGATTTGCCGCAGCATTGGCAGCAGGTGCTACTGCTGTCGCCATATTCGTAGTGCAGCAGATAGTGATTTTTGCAATTAAATCGGTGATCTTTAGCGCGCTATTTAAAGAAGTTGCCAAAGCAATAGGCGTTGAAAATGCTTTTTGGTTAGCTGTTGCTGCAATGGTTGTTGGCGCAGGTAAAGGCATACAAGCGGGAAAGATTGTTGTTAATTCTACAGCTGACTTATTACTACAAGCAGCTAATGGCTTAGTCGGTGGGGCTAACGCTGTAATGCAAGATCAGTTCACATCACTTATGGGCGATATGGAAGACTTTCAAACTGAGTCTTCGGCACAAATGAAGGAACTTGAAGAGCTATCTGCACTATTAGATGCCGGGATAGACATTGACCCGTTTGCCTTTATTGGTTCGACTCCTCTCGATGTTGCAGGTGAGACCCCAGAAAACTACTTATTACGTACCGCACACTCTGGAAACGTCGGAATGCAGTCCGTAAAGATAGTTCAGAATTTTGTAAATATATCCCTCACACTTCCCACAACGAATCAATCTGTAGGAGTCATTTAGTCATGGCATACCCAAATGACCAAAGCGCATATCTGTCACCTGTGCAATACGGGGCGCAAAACATGAATCAACAAAGTCCACAACTGTATGCACCTCCTCAAGGGGGGTCTGATTTTATTAACAACTATAGCGCACCACTCTCCGCTGGTAACCCACAGCAGACAGGCGGAAATATATTTGGCAATTTATACACAGGCATTAAAAACGCATGGAACAGTGGCGGAACCGCCGCAAATGGTAACCAAACAATGAATTCCTTTAGCCAGGGGCTTAATGCTGTTACAGGTTTGACTTCTGCGTGGTTTGGTTTAGAAAAATTAAAACAGTCTAAAAAATCATTTAGCGAAAGTAGAAAACAGTTTGCACTTAACTACGGTGCTCAAAGACAGGATTACAATACCAAGTTAGAAGATCGCCAAAAAGCACGCGTTGCATCTAACCCTAATCATTTTGAATCGGTTGGTTCTTACATGGATAAAAACAGAATCGCTTAAGGAGTTACTATGCCAATTACGTGGAAGAATGTTACTGGTCAAGAAAGCCGTACAGGCGTTGCTCTGTTGCAAGGGGCGGAAAACAGTATTACTGCAGGGCTTGCCGGGTTAAAAGGTTTAGTCGATGACCGTGTCGAAATGAAAGACGCGAACATGCTTAATGC